CAACTCCGTGCAAGTGTACGATTCACTTATAGAATATGACCGAACAACCAACAAACTATATGTCGAATCTCTATCCTTATTGGGTTTGCATTTGCACGAAAGATCTAAGCTCGTCAATACATATTCTGCGGTCTGAGGATGAGATGTTGCGTGTAAAGAAAAAATACGAAAAGAATGGTTATATTTGTAGTATTGAAAAGAAAATGTGAATAAAGCCGAAATCATAGAGGAACTCTCAAAAGCGGAATGGCTGACGAAAGCCACGAAGAACATAGCCAAAGGAAACGAGTTGGCAAGGGAACTCTATCAATTTTACTTTCTGACCATATTGCAAAAACCTGATGAACAAATTGAGAAAATATACAACGACGGATACATCCAGTTTTGGACAATCCGTCTTTTGTACCTTTGTATCAACGGCAACCGGCATCCCTTTGGTGAATCTCGGATTTATGATCAATACGATGTCTATGACTTGCACTTGTCTGAAGAACCCGACCTTCTTTTGGAGAGGGAAGAAGACGAGCGAATCGAACAAAAACGAATCAACAAAATAAATCAGGTAACTGAATCAGCATATTTCTATGAAAGGGAGTTATTCAAGTTATGGTGTAGTGGAATGTCAGCACGAGCAATCCACCGCCAAACGGATATTTCAGTCAGGGAGATTCTGCGAGTAGTTAAATTAATGAAAGAAAGATGTACAACGAAATAATTGGAATTGCTTGTCTAAGCATCATCATCGTCAACTTCGGCAAACCAGCCGACTTACTGAAACGCCATCTCTACGGAAGCGACTACTCCAAATGGAAACGAATGAAACCACTTGACTGTGCTTTCTGCTTATCGTGGTGGTTGGGGTTGTCTTTTTTTATATACACCTACGGATTTGTGGGTATCTTGTACGCATCCATTGCAACCGTAATCGTTGCACTCCTTGAAACAAAAATATGATAGAATTCATCCAGTCACTTCGCCCGGCATACGAGATCTACAAAAAGACACTTGTGTTCCAATTAACGCCTGAGCAATCCGCACAACTTCAAAATGTACATCGTGAGATATTTGGTCGGAATCTTCCAAACTGCTCAACTTGTGTGATTGAATCCGTGTTTTCACTTTTGATATGGGCAGACCAAAAAGCATTGGAGTTGGCACAACTTGCCGATGATGAGCAGAAACCAAAACGCAAACGGAAATGAAAGCAATCCTTGAATTCAACCTTGACGAAGAACGCCATCAGTTTGAAGATGCAATTGATGGATGGAAATGGAAGTGCATCGTATCTGAATTGGATAACGAATTGAGAACACGGACAAAGTATGCATCGGATGATACACCTGAGGAAGTGATTGAAGCATTGGTCAAAGTGCGTGACTATTTGCGTGAGTTATTAAACGAGGAAGGATTGATACTTTGAAGAAACACACACAAATCTATATGAATCACTTTGGCTATGACATCAGCGACTTCATTCCTTGTGAAGTTTGTGGGCATACTGCAATTGATATCCATCACCTTGAAGCTCGTGGAATGGGTGGAACAACAAAGCCGGATGTGATTGAAAACCTTCAGGCATTGTGCAGAGAATGTCACACAAAGTTCGGTGATCAAAAGCAATACAAGGAGTGGCTCAAATCCATTCACTTACAAAGATTGAGTTCGGGAAAAAATTCGTAATTAATTCGTAAAATGGCAACACAAGTACCAGGAAGAAACGGAGGAACTTTGACACGACCTGACAAAGGAGAAGTGTTGAATCCAAACGGCAGACCAAAGAAGCTTATCACATTGATGAAAGAAATCGGGTACACCAAATCTCAGGTGGAAGAAACGATGTTGTCTATGTTGTCGCTTGGCAGAAAGGAACTGGAAAAGATAGACCGAGGGGATGAGTACACAATTATGGAACGCACGATTGCCGGTGCATTGCTAAAAGGTCACGATAAAAACTCGTTGTTCAACTTGGAGATGTTGCTCACACGATCACAAGGCAAACCGAAAGAAACCATTGACCAAACAATCCAATCAAAAAACTTTACAATAACTTTGAATCTCGATGAAAAAAACTTGGAGAGGTGAGGACACATTCCCACCGTATGACGGAGAGTTGAAACTCGTTGCAACCTTTGATGGCGAAATCAAACTTGCACGGTTTATTGACGATATGTGGATAGACGAAAACACGATGGCTTGGATTAATGTGATGTACTGGATGCCCATCCCAATTTTACCAAACGAATGAAAGTAATCCAATCGGGGCATCTTGGTGATTTGATTTATTCACTTACGGCAACCAAGCGAGTTGCGGAGTTGCACGGTGCGGTAGATTTTCACATCGGATTCCGTGAGCAGAATACTGTTTCAGGTCATCCAAGCGGAGGATACTGTATGAACTTAAAATCGTACGAATACATTAAACCCTTGCTTGAGCATCAATCGTACATTAAAAGCGTTGAGATGAATTCACATCCCGATATCAAGTATGACTTCGATAAGTTTAGGAATCACAGGTTGAATCTCGCTGCTGGTGATTTGAGGAGGAATCACTTTCTTGTGTACCCCGAATTGATGTCCGACCTTTACGAACCTTGCATTCAAGCGACTGAACCTATCCCATACTTTGCGGACAAGATACTTTTGAACTTCACATCTCGGTATCGCAATTACGACATCAACTACTTCCCACTCAAAGAACACAAGTGCGTTTTCTTTGGATACGAAGATGAGTACATTGCATTCACCGAGCGATGGAAGTTGGATTGTGAACTATTGAAATGCCAAGATGCTTTGATGTTGGCAACAATTGTCGGCAGTTGCAAGGCATTCATCGGAAATCAATCAAGCACATACGCAATCGCAGAACAAATGAAAGTTAAAAGATTGCTTGAGATATGCGTTCACTCACCGAATGTCATCCCGGTCAACAATGGCTTTGACTATGTCACAAATCAAGCGTTCAATCACTTATTAGCAACTCTATGAAATTACTGATATTAACTGACGGAATCAATGGTGTAGTTTACCACCGTCTATTCACTCCACATCTTCGGATGCAAATTGACGGACAAGCGGATGTTAGCGTTTGCCAATCACAAGAGGAATGGCTCACACTTGATTACACCCAATTTGATGTGATCATCTTCTCACGATGGCTTGGTACAAAACATTATGATGTGTTGAAGAAGATTGCTGATTCAGGCACTCCCTATGTCGTGGACATTGATGACCATTGGGTGCTACCAAAATACAACCCGGCATATTGGGCATATCGCAAAGGGATCAAGCAATGTGTGAAAGATTCCATCAATTACGCTGATGCAGTCATCACCACAACTCCAGCACTTGCCAAACAAATTCGCTTGATCAATGAGAATGTTGTGATAGCATCCAACTGTCTTGACTACACACACAAACAATGGGAAGCAGAACCGATGGAACGCACCGAAAAAGTGAAGGTCGGATGGGTTGGTGGTGTAACTCACGAGGAGGACTTGAAGTTGATTGCTGACCAAATCAAAGGACTTGACATTGAGTTCTACATCTGCGGTTATACACCCGGAGAGATTTGGAATCGGATTGCCAAGAGTATGCCTGATGCAAAGATAGTTGAAGGAACAAGCGTGTTTGAATATGGTGAGGTTTATCGTCACTTTGACTTTGTGGTTGCACCGTTGCACGACAATAAGTTTAACAACTGCAAATCTGAGCTGAAGATAGTGGAAGCGAGTGCATACAAAAAACCAATCATTTGTTCTGCGGTGTATCCATACTTGTACCATCAAGCAAATGACGGGGTGTTGTTGGTAACTCAAAACGATTGGAGGACTGCGATTCAAAAGATGATTGATGTTGGTCATTCGGTTCGTCAGTCAATGGGATTGGCAAACTACGACTACTGCCAAAAGCATCACAACCTTGAACTCCACAACCTAACCCGATTGCAGTTATACAAATCGTTGTGCAAATAAACTACACCCGACCATATCTAACCAATTATCAAAAGGACATCCTTGATTGCGATGCCCGTTTCACCATTACGGCTGCGAGTACCAAGACCGGAAAGACGGCATCACACATCATTTGGCTATTTGAACAAGCACTCCAATGCAAGGATGGTCAGTCGGTATGGTGGGTTGCTCCAGTTTACCAACAAGCGGAGATTGCATTCCGAAGGATGAAGAACCAAGTCACGGACAAGAACTTCTTCTTGAGCAATGAAACCAAACTATTGTTGACTTTGCCAACTGGTGCAAGGATTGAATTTAAGTCAGGAGAGAAACCCGACAACCTTTATGGAGATGATGTCTATGCTGCCGTGATTGATGAAGCATCAAGGATGCGTGAGGAATCGTGGTATGCACTCCGTTCAACGCTGACCGCAACACAAGGCAAGTGCAAGTTGATTGGGAATGTCAAAGGCAAAAAGAATTGGTTCTATAAATTAGGGGAACGAGCAAGGCAAGGAGAACCCGACTACAAGTATTTCAAGATTACGGCATACGATGCTGCAAGGGAAGGCATCATAACCGAATCAGAGATTGCACAAGCAAAGCGAGATCTACCTGATTATGTGTTTCGTGAACTCTACCTTGCAGAACCAGCGGATGACAAGTCAAATCCGTTTGGGTTGGATGCAATCCGCAAATGTTACCGACCAATTTCGTCAATGCCCGTTGTTGCTTGGGGGGTGGATTTGGCAAAGTATTCGGATTATACGGTTATTATT